AAGCGCGGGTTGATCATATGGTAGCCCACAGCCCTTACACAGTGAGTCAATCTGATTTAGAGGGCTATACAGAACAAGAGTCCGAACTGGTAACGATAAAAGAGGAGTCGGTATAATGGCTGATACATATGCGATTTATGGTTTTTATGAGGGCAAGGGTGGCCCTGTATTGATGGAAGATTTTACGGGATATGAGGAGGCTAATAGGTGGCGGCAAGGCTATACAGAGTACGGCAACTGGGGTGGATATGATTGCTTAGCCTTGTATGAGGTAGCACCACACGAGTCTCCTCATACGATTCACCTAATAGACTCGCCTATAACTACTTGGCATAGGGAGTCGGTATAATGGAAACCAAGGTATTCATCGCCACGTTAGAGGGTGCAAAGCCATTCTGTTTTTATGTTGAACCCGATAGAGGTAGGGCAATCCTTAAAGCTAACGAATTGAAAGCACGTTGGCCTACCCATTGGGTTTATGTAGAATAATTTTACACCATAAGACTCCCACTACTGGCTTGCCTTCGGGCAGGCCTTTTTTTTGTGTCGTGCCAAATGGTTGGCTTGTGTTCTGTTACCTATTAGGGCCGAGTCGGTACTATTGTTTGAGCGCGAAGTATTGTTGGGGGGTCAGCCGATTCGCCCTCCGAGCGCCATAAAATACTTATGTCAAGCCCCTCATCACGTTTTGTTACAGTCGTGTAACATTCGATCAACTTCTATAGGAATACGCTTGACTTATTCGTGGGACCCTCCGAATCACTAAGGCTTCATGTTCCCATGCCGCGCTACCACTATAGTCTCCAACATAAAAAAAAAATAATCAGAGGTTCTTACATGCGTCAATTTGTCACGGAGGGGGTGTATAAGTTGCTATGCAACAAGTCTTATTCTTACTTGACATGGAGTCATGATCTTGCGACACGACCTGCGCTACCCACTATAGATAGGGTCAAGTCCCTCATGCGACAATAAATATAAAAGAAAGATCCCTTAGTTATCAGTCATGTATAAAATAGTTCATTTAGCCTTGTTGACTTTCGTCAAAATCCGACCTTATACATATATGAAGGTTCCTACTATAGTTTCTCACTTAATATATTTATAACTAATATGTATATATAACATAGTGATTGAGACGTACGTATAGTACTATAGTAGTTCCTAATAATTCCTCAACCATGACGAACCCTTCCAAATGTCGTATATACATAAAGTGATGGTCATGCCGATGGGGTACTTTATTACTATTAGAGAGAAGTGATGATATGTCGATCCCTAAGAAACCATATAGCGAGATCATAGCAAAGAAGGTACGTATGGACACCAGGAATGGTGTACTTGTAAAAGACACTATAGGGTCTATACAGAAGTATCAAAATGCACCATCCAGTACTTCTACCTTCTACAAGTTGTATGGGTCGATCATATCAGAGACTAAAGCTGAGATCGTTGGGGCTATTGGTTCTGTCGTGGTACAGCAGGCTCTCGACGGAGACTTCAAGTCCCAAGAGTTCTACCTACGTTCTAAGGGTGGTTGGTCTCCCAACAGTACACTCAATGAGGTGGAACAAACGCAAGACCCAGATACAGACGAGAGTGCTATCGACAGTCTACTGGGTCTACTAGGAAAGAACACAGATCCCGATGAAACGATCAACTGCAACTGCGAAAACGGTGAGTGTAACTGCTGATGATCTAAGATCGTTACCAGATGCAGAAGTCTTAGATATACTCCGTAAACTTGGTCCTGCTAAATCAGAAGAGCTAAGGTATGACTGGAACTTCTGGGCTAGACCTGAGCAACTAGAGCCTAAGGGTGACTGGTCAACTTGGTTAGCTCTTGCTGGTCGTGGTTGGGGTAAGACTAGGGCTGGATCTGAATGGGTACGTCACCGCATTAAGAAGGGTGATAAGATAGTTCATTGTGTCGCGCCTACTAAGGGCGATGTTAGACGAGTTATGGTAGAAGGCGACAGTGGACTACTTAATGTCTGCTGGAAGGGTGATGAAACCTATCGTGGTAAACACTTAGGCTTTCCTACCTGGTCACCAACAAACAATACACTAACATGGGAGAATGGAGCTAAGGCTGTTTTCTTCTCCGCAGAAGATCCAGAGCGTCTTCGTGGTCCACAAGCATTTAGCGCATGGACTGACGAACTTTGCGCCTGGAACCACGCTCAAGAGACTTGGGACATGCTTATGTTTGGTCTGCGTCTAGGACGTAAGCCACAAGTCTTTGTGACAACAACCCCTAAAACAACTAAGCTGCTAAGAACTATTATCGCTGATGAGAAAACTCTTGTTAGTAAGGGTAGTACGTTTGATAACGCGGCTAACTTAGCTGACTCCTTTATTGAAGCGGTTAGGAAGACCTACGAAGGCACACGTCTTGGTAGGCAAGAGTTATATGCAGAAGTATTAGATGAAGCGTCAGGTGCGCTCTGGAATAGGAACCTGTTACATACTTGTGAGATAGACCAGGACGATGTTCCTCAGTTGTCTCGCCTCATTGTGTCGATTGACCCTGCTATTAGCGCCAATGCTGAGAGTGATATGACGGGTATAATTGTCGCTGGGATAGATGTAAACGGAATAGCCTACGTACTAGAGGATCACACTGGACGCTACACACCTCAACAATGGGCTGCTAAAGCCATTGAACTATATCACAAGCACATGGCAGACCGTATCGTTGCGGAGAAGAACCAGGGTGGTGATATGGTCCGACATACTCTGCATACCGAAGATGAAACCGTTCCTGTGAAACTCGTACACGCAAGTAGGGGTAAGATGGCACGGGCTGAACCTGTCTCTGCACTATATGAGCAAGGTAAGGTTAAACACGTCAAGGGACTAAACGACTTAGAGGATCAGATGGTACAGTGGGAACCTTTAGGGTCCACAGGCTCACCAGACCGTCTTGATGCTATGGTATGGGCTATAACGGACCTCTCACTGAATGGGTATGCAAAACCACAGTTAGTTCTGGCATACAGCAACGCTAAAGGCTTGAAGTAAAATGGTAAAGAAACTTTCACCCACGGAATCCACGGCTACTCTAGGTGTCGCTGGACAGAACACATATAACGGACAGATCCGTGCAGATGAGTTTCTACCTGAGCTTCGCGGCAAGAAGGCTATTCGTAAGTATCGTGAGATGCGAGACAACGATAGCACTATTGGCGCGGTAATGTATGCAACAGAACAAGTATTACGTGACGTAGACTTAAAGGTGTATGCCTGTAACGACACACCAGAAGCAAAGAAGGAAGCAGAGTTTGTTCAGAGCGTTCTTGATGACATGGACCACAGCCTTGACGATCATGTGGCTGAGGCTCTATCCTGTTTATCTTACGGCTTCGCTTGGTTTGAAGTTGTATATAAACGGCGTGTTGGACCCACTCAAACTAATGAGAAGAAGCGTTCAAAGTACACTGACGGACGTATGGGTGTTCGTAAGATCGCAATGCGAGCGCCTTGGACGGTATCTAGGTTTGATGTAGATGCTAAGACTGGTGATGTAAATGGTATGTACCAGGACGTTGGGTACGGCGGTACATCTAAGCACTACATCCCTGCTAGAAAGAGTTTGTATTATCGTACTACATCTATTAATGGTGACCCTTCTGGTCGTTCTATTCTTCGTAACGCTTATACTAGCTACGAGTATCTTAACAATCTTCAAGCTATCGAAGCTATCGCGGTTGAGCGTGAGTTGGCTGGTATCCCTGTCGCTCGTATCCCTTCTGAGTATCTCAGTAGTGATGCCACACCAGCGCAAACAGGATTTGTACGTAACCTTCAAGAAATTCTTCGGGATGTTAAGTTCAACGAGCAAGGATACATTATTACTCCTTCCGACACCTATCCCGATAAAGATGGAAGTCCTACCAACATCCGATTAGTGGATGTAGAACTTATGTCTTCAAGTGGTTCCAGGAATATCGACATAGACCCTATTGTTCGTCGTTATCAACACGACATTGCTAGGAGCGTCTTGTCTGAGTTCCTGATGCTTGGTAGTCAGGGCGGTTCATACGCCTTGTCGAAGAGCAAGACAGACCTGTTCCTCCGTGCGCTTGAGAGTTACGTACAACAGATCGTTGACGTGCTTAACAAGCAGCTAGTCGAAAGACTATGGCAGTTGAACGGTCTGGACTATTCGCTGATGCCAACTATTAAAGCTGGCGATGTGGCACCGCATGATCTTCGTGAGATTGCAGGGTTCCTGCGTAACCTTAACGGCGCAGATATTAACGTCAGTAATCACCCAGAGGTTATACAAAACCTTATGGATATCGCTGAATTAAATTATGACCCTAATGGGGCTACAGAAACAGAAGAGCCAGACGAAGCTCTCGAAGAACAACAGGAAACTGAATAATGGCATATCTTAATGATCGCGTTTTCGATGAGGGTCTATCTATCCTCGACTTGGAAGCTAACGCAGTACACGTAACCTCAGCAGAAGCTACTACCTACGCAGAGGCTACATCGACCTACACACTTGGTCTTTCAAGCTCACTTTCCATTGCTGCCCCATCAGATCGTACTGGTGGTGGACGTAAGGTTGCAGTATCAGCTATCTCTGACGGTGACATCACAGGCACAGGCACTGTTACTCACTACGCTCTTGTCGATACAGCAAACTCTCGCTTGTTGGCTACAGCTGCACTTACAGCCTCTCAGTCAGTAACAAACGGTAACACATTTACCTTGGCTACATTTGACATCGGCATCCCTGATCCAGCGTAAGGAATAAACTATGGCACTTGTTATTAAAGATCGTGTAAAGGAAACTACCACAACTACAGGTACTGGAACTTACACTCTAGCAGGTGCCGAAGTTGGTTTCCAATCGTTCTCCGCTATTGGGGATGGCAACACTACTTACTACTCCGTTACCAACACAGCTGGTAATTGGGAAGTAGGTATTGGTACGTACACTGCCTCTGGAACCACTTTGGCACGTACAACTATTTTGTCATCCTCCAACAGCAACAACGCAGTTAACTGGATAGCTGGTGAGAAACTGATATTTGTCACCCAGCCCTCCTCAAAGGCATCCTACTTAGATGCAAGCGGTAACCTAAACTTATCTGGCGGCACAGTAGACGGACGTGATGTAGCGACTGATGGAGTTACAGCAGACAACGCTTTACCTAAAGCTGGTGGGCAAATGACAGGCAACATTACTATGTCTGGTTCTCAAACTGTTGATGGTCGTGATTTATCCGCAGATGGCACTAAGATAGATTTTATCTCTGTTACACAAGCAGTTAACCTAGATGAAATGGAAGCTGACTTAGCGGCTCTTGCTAATGGTATGGTATATAAGGGTGATTGGGCTGCTAATTCTGGTAGTTTCCCTGGCTCTGGCGTGGCGCAAACTGGTTGGTTTTATTATGTTACTGTAGCGGGAACTGTTAATAGTGTCTCTTTCAATGTTGGCGATAACATTGTTGCAATTACAGATAACGCTTCCTCCACTACTTTCGCAGGTAATTGGTCTAAGCACGACAATACAGCCGCAGTACAATCAGTTGTAGGTTTAATCGGCGCTATAACTAAAACCTCACTACTAACTGCGTTAAATGTAGAAGACGGGGCAGATGTAACAGATACAACTAATGTAACAGCCGCTGGTGCTGTTATGGATAGTGAAGTTACTAACCTTGCTCAAGTAAAAGCGTTTGATAGTACGGACTACGCCACATCTACACAAGGTACTACTGCTGATAATGCTATACCTAAAGCTGGCGGAACTATGACAGGTACACTTAACGTACCTACTGTAGACTTTGGAGATTGGACTATCACAGAAAGTGGTGGCTCAATGTACTTTGCCTATCAAGGAACTAACAAGCTAAAGCTAGACAGCAGTGGTACACTGTCCGTAACTAACGATCTGCAAGCAGACCAAACTATCACATAATAATAATAATAATAAGCTAATAGTGGGAACGCGAAGATGGCAGTAAAAGTAAACGGCACCGAAGTAATAGACGACAGCAGGAACGTAACTAACGTAGGTACTGTTGACGGACGTAATGTATCCAGTGATGGCACTAAACTTGATGGTGTCGCTGCTAATGCTGATGTTACTTCTACTGCACTGCCAGCTGCCCTCACAGGTCTATCTACTAACGCATCTCCTGCCTCTGATGATATTATTCCTATCTACGACACCTCTACCTCAACCTGGAAGAAAGCTACAGTTACAGCTTCTGCATTGCAGGGGGTCAAAGGTCAGAAGGGTGAAGTCGGAGCTAATGGTACCGCTGGTACTACTGGTGCTAAGGGTCAAAAGGGTGAAGTCGGAGTAACAGGTAATACTGGCTCAACGGGTTCTACTGGTTTAACTGGCTCAACTGGCGACAAGGGCCAGAAGGGTGAAGTTGGCGTAACTGGTACAACTGGTTCTAAGGGACAAAAAGGCGAAGTCGGCGCTCAAGGTATCCAAGGCATAACTGGTACTACTGGGTCCACTGGCACGACAGGATCTAAAGGCCAAAAGGGCGAGATAGGAACTACAGGCTCTCAGGGCATCCAGGGTATTCAAGGTATAACAGGTAATACTGGTTCCACTGGTACCACTGGCTCTAAGGGTCAGAAGGGCGAAGTTGGGGCTGGCGGCGCTACAGGCACAACTGGTGCTAAGGGTCAAAAGGGTGAGGTTGGCGTAACTGGCTCACAGGGTATACAAGGTATCCAGGGCATACAAGGAGCTACAGGCTCGACAGGCTCAACTGGTACCACTGGTGCTAAGGGTCAAAAGGGTGAGGTCGGTACTACTGGTTCAACAGGTTCGCAGGGCATCCAAGGTATCCAAGGCGTAACTGGTAATACAGGTTCCACAGGATCTACAGGTTTAACTGGCGCTAAGGGACAAAAAGGTCAGACTGGTAATACTGGTTCAACAGGTACCACTGGTACCACTGGTCAAAAGGGACAAAAGGGTGAAGTCGGAGTAACAGGTAATACAGGTACCACTGGTCAAAAGGGCCAAAAGGGTGAGGTCGGTACTACTGGTACTACTGGTTCAACTGGTTCAACTGGTTCAGCTGGTGCTAAAGGACAAAAAGGTGAAGTTGGTCTTAGTACAACCCTTGCTGCTGTTGGAACTTATGCTTTTATGTTTAGCACATCAAGTAATAGTACTGGCTTGCAGGCTAATTCTACTTATGCTGGCTCTGGTTTGCGATACAGTGGCTACACCAGCTCCTATATCTATGACGGGAACCTTTATTCATACGGCAACAGCGCCCCCGCAGCACCAGCAGGTACATGGAGAGCTATGGGACATGCTCGGGATAGCCGTTATAGCCGTTATAATGCAACATTGTTCGCAAGGATATCCTAATGAGGTTAACAATAACAGAAGTCCGTAATGCGGCATCGCTGCAAACTGACAACCTTCGTATGAACGTAGAGATTAACCACCCAAACTACGGCTGGATACCTTACACAGTAGACCCAGTTGACACTGACACAACCATCGACAACGAGGCAGTGTTAAATATCATCGGCACAGACTTTGCAGCCTACGTTGCCCCTACTCAAGCAGAGCTAGACGCAGATACAGCCGCACAGGTACGCAGTGAACGTGACAGAATCCTAGCAACAGTCGTTGAACCTCTGGTATCCAACCCTCTCCGCTGGTCTGACCTAACGTCTGATAATCAGGCTGAGTGGCCTAGATACAGGACAGCACTTCTGAATGTTCCACAGCAAGCTGGCTTTCCACATAGTGTGATATGGCCTACACAACCAGAATGATAATCTACCAAATCTCTCTTCACGGATCAGCCTACGATGCTAGGGGTAAGACATGGCCCCAGGTTACGTCTGAGACTGGATGTAAGCCCCGTACAGAGTGGTTAGACCCTGTTCATGACAGACCATTGCTAATAGGTGAGTTTGGATGCTCAGTAAGCCATTTACGGGTGTGGGAAGAGATATCTTCAAGTGACCTTAATGGTATCATACTTGAGGAAGATGCTACATTCCACTCTATCAATCCCAACCATGTGGATCACTTACTAGAGAGTTACGATAGTGTTTGGCTAGGATACCGTTGGAATGATATGGGCTACTGGTATAATTGCCACGCCTATGCCATCACACCAGACACAGCTAGACTACTCATAGAGGACTTTTGGCATCAGATCATTCCCGCAGATGAGTGGGTGCCAATGAAGCTCAAAGACAAGCGTAACTACTTCTACCCCGAAGAGGTTGTTAAGCAAATCCCACGGTCAACCCGACCAAGCACCATTGAGGATACACAAATGATACCCGAAGATAAAAGTAATATGCACATCTTAGCAGTAGGGACAGACGACACTAAGTGTTGGGCTTTGAACCAGTCAGCTAAGAGCTACGGAGTAGATGTACTTAACTTGGGCATCGGAAGTGATGCCTTCGATATGACTGGTTTTGGCGGTATGCCTAAGATCAAGTTAGTTAAGGAACACTTAAAGAGTTTGCCTGGTAATGACATTGTGTTGTTCATGGATGGTTATGACACCTTCTTTGCAGACAACCTGTCAACTATACGAGAACGCTTTCTTGGCTTTAACGTAGACATTCTATTTAGCGCAGAAGAGACTTGCTGGCCCCTTACTGACAATGACTTCTTTCAATCTCGTTGGAAGGACGAAGGTACACCATACAAGTACCTTAATAGCGGTCTTTACATCGGACGGGTTGAGGCTTTGTTAGCCTTCCTTGAGTTAAACGAGAAGATGAGCGACAATGGTGACGATCAGCTATTCTGCCAGATCCGTTTTCTGTCGCGGGGGGATAACAAATTCCCTTACAGCATAACACTAGACTACGAAGCATACATCTTCCAGAACCATGACCCAAGCGTAAGGGTTGTCAATGGTCAGTTGTGGAACGACAGGACAAGCTGTTGCGGCTGCATCTATCACGGTAATGGTGGAGACGATGCCAAAGACCTGTTTGTCGAAATGGCAGGTAAGTTTGGCTACCACGAACAATTAACCTCTCCCCCAGTTAATAAGCTGGACTACAAGGAAGTAGCTCAAGACGTACTTGTTACCCCTTTCCTATCGGAGAGCCAGTGTAGTAACTTGATCTATAAGTCTGAGGAACTTGGTAACTGGGGACAGCTAGACGGTGATAAGTTTCCTGCACAAGAGATAAGGCTTAAAGAGTTAGGTCTCTGGCGAGACTACGAGATGATGTGGAAGGACAACCTATTTAAGATCTGTGAGCAACACTGGAAGCCAGTGGAATACATGGGACTACGTGATGCCTTTGCTATGCGTTACGCTATGGACACACAGACCTCTCTAGGCTTTCACACGGATGCTTCTCTTATCACTGGTAGCGTTAAGCTAAACGACAACTATGAAGGTGCTACTCTCTACTTCCCGAAGCAAGAGTTTAACAACAACGATGTTCCTGTCGGAAGCTGCATATTGTTCCCAGGACAAGTTACTCACGGTCACTATGTAGATGAGCTACAGTCTGGGGTTAAATACTCACTTACTATGTGGACATCCCGTTATGTGGGTGATGAAAATAGTTAAACGATTTATTGAGATAGGTTCGGCTGACTTTGATACTTGCTTGCCTCTAGCTAAGGCAGGTTGGCAGGGAATTTCCGTTGAACCCGTTCCTTACCTTTACGACAGAGTAAAGAAACAATATGAAGGCCATACTGTAGAGGTCTTAAATTGTGCAATCTCTGATATGAAGGGTTCCGTTAAGATGGCGGTAGGTCTTGATGAGGGGTGGCTATCTGGTTGCTCCCACGTTATTTCAGACAACCATATTGGATACAAGCTCAGTACTCACCCAGATAATGTAAACAACTTCAAGCAAACTATTACTGTTGACTGCATGACGTTGGACGACTTGCTTATCAGTATTCCATCAGACCAGCAAATTGACCTTATGAAGATAGATACAGAAGGACATGAGTTGAATATACTCATGAACTACTCTTTCCGAATAAAACCCCGCTTTATGAAGATTGAACATAAGCATGTTGATGATACTTTGCTGGTAAGGAAACTTGAGGAAAATGGTTATATGGTCTGGACCGAAAAAGATGACATATACGGTATAGTCTAAGGAGCAATAAATGTTTGGAACCAGCCCTTTTGCAGCCGCTACCTTCGCAGGTGCTGGCGGCGAAGAATACGAACTAACAGCTGGTGCCATTACTACTGGTGCGGCGAGTGTCCCCGCTAACTCTATGTCTGAGGAAGAAACTCTAGGTGCATTGTTTGTGCTGTCTGGTGTTCCTACTTTAGGTACTAGCGGTTTCGACCAGGGACAAACACTTTCCGCCCCAGCATTAGACTTAGGTGTACCAACACTTGATACAGCATTATTCCACGAAGAAGGGACATTTTCCACTGGTGAGCTAACCTCCTCTGCCTTTATCCTAGACACAACAACATTTACCGAAGTACATGATATATTCCCTGGTTCCATTTTGTCTGGTGTACCAGTTAATGATACCTCTGCATTTAACCAAGACCAGAAGATTGACGCTCCTGCACTAGACACTGGCGCTGTTGTCGTTGACGACATACCTATGTCAGAGGAAGAGACACTATCTGCTAATGGCATAGTCACAGGTACACCATCCACACCTAGCGCAGACATCACAGAGAACAATACACTCTCTAGTGCAGACTTAGATACAGGTAATGTAGACCTACCAGACATACCTATGTCAGAGGAAGAGACATTTTCCACTGGTGACCTAGTTACAGGGAACCCAATACCTAGCGCCACAGGATTCAACCAAGACCAGACGTTTGAGCCTAACGCATTGGATACAGGTGCAGTAGACCTTCCCGCTAACAGTATGTCAGAGGAAGAGACCTTTACAGCTAGGGATATCATAACCGATACTCCATCTACACCTAGCGCAGACTTCGTTGAGGACAATAAACTATCTTCTCCAAACATAGATACTGGTGCAGTAGAGCTTCCAGACATACCTATGTCAGAGGAAGAGAGCTTCTTTGCTAATGAGTTAGTTACAGGGGCTGTAGAGCTACCAGCTATCTCAATGTCGGAAGAAGAGACACTTTCTACTGGTGACCTCTACACTGGCGCAGTAATAATAGATATAGCTCCGTTCTTCCAGACACAAGTTCTTACTCCTGTCGGAATAACTACTCCACCGCCAATCGTTCCTCCTGTCATTAAGTATGGTGACCACCTCTTCTACATGGAACCTTTGTGGACTGGCGCACCTGTTCTTGGTAGCCCATACTGGAACCCCACTTTAGCTAGGGTAGTTAATATAGCAAACAATCGCATAGGAACCAAGACTGGGGTTAGGGACGGTAACTCAGTCAGGTTCGGCAGCAACAATAATGTTAAGGTAGGCTAATGGCTTTCAGAATAAAAACAAACGACACTTCACCTAAGCTGGCTGTTACCCTTGAGGATGCAAATGGTAATGGTATTCCCTTAGCTGGCGCAACTGCCCGTTTTCATATGAAAGCCTTTGGTGCGACCACCCTCAAGATAGATCAACCAGTTACTATCACAGATGATGTTAAGGGTATCGTAGAGTACACCTGGGTAGTTGGCGACACAGACACAGCTGGAACTTACTACGGTGAGATAGAAGTTATTTACGGTGACGCCACGGTAGAGACCTTCCCTAACAATGGGTACTTTACCATCATCATAAGGGAGGACTTAGATTAATGGCAGATGAGTTTGACATTAATAAATTGCCCTCAGAGGAAGAAGTTAACAAGGCTGAAAAGCCATTGAACAAACCCTTTCGTCTCCCTAAAGGCTCAAGTAAGAAGTTTGGTGTCTACGTCAAAGATGGCGACAAGACAAAGAAGGTTACTTTCGGTGATCCTAACATGGAGATCCGCAGAGACGACCCTAAAGCTAGAGCTAACTTTCGTAGCCGACACTCATGTGACACGGCAAAAGACAAAACCTCAGCACGTTATTGGTCGTGCAGAATGTGGAGTGGTAGTACCGTGGGTAGTATAACTAAAGATATAACAGGCCAGATCTTAAAGGCCGACGAAGAACAACGCATGGTCTATGGCTGGGCCTCTGTAGTAACTGAAAAAGGTGAACCAGTGATTGACCGCCAGGGCGATGTAATAACACCTGACACGCTAGTACGTGCCGTGAATAAGTTCATGGAGCATGTTCGTGTAGGTAAAGAGATGCACAAGGGTGATCAAATTGGGGCCGTTATACACTCCATGCCTATCACAAAAGAGATTGGTGAATCCCTTGGCATACAGAGTGACCGTGAGGGTTGGATTGTCGCGTTTAAAGTATATAACGATGACGTTTGGGCCAAGGTCAAGTCTGGTGAACTAGCTGCATTTAGTATTGGCGGCAGAGCAATGAAGGAAGAGTTATAATGGCTAACCTTTTAATGGAGCTTGAGTTAGATGAACTGTCATTAGTTGATCGCCCAGCCAATGCACAAGCAATGGTATCACTGTTCAAGCGTGACAACTCCAACGGAGATAATATGGAAAACGAAGTAGAAACAACAGAGAAAATGTCTGGTGACATGATGGCTAAACTCAAGCCTTACATGGACAAGGGTATGTCAGAAGAAGAGGCCACTAAGGCATACAACTTCGACATGAAGAAGGCAGACGATGTTGAAGCTGTAGAAGAGATCAACCCTCTTGCAGAAGAAGTAGAACGCCTCAAAGCTGAGAACCAACATCTCCGCAAGGGTTTGATCGACAACGGGTACGTTATCCGTGCTGAGTCAATCGAGAAGAAAGCCCCAGAAGAGTTTGTCGAGTACGATGGTGAGAGCATCAACAAAGCTGACATTCCTGCTGTGATCCTCAAGGCTCTTGAAGCTGCTGAGATTGCTAAAGCAGATGCAGAGCTAACAGCTAAAGCGGAAGAAGCCCTTCCTAACTTTGATGCTGCGACAGCTAAAGAATTAGTTAAGTCTTTCGAGACTAACGAAGAAGTCATGGGTGTATTGAAAGCGGCTGATAAGGCGTTTGGCACATCAATGGAAGAAGTAGGCAAGGCCGATGTTGACGGAAACTTCACTACCGCAACTGATAAACTTGATGCACTTGTAAAGTCCTTCATGGACACCAACTCAATGAAAAAGAGTGACTACGCTAAAGCATACGCTGCCGTAGCAAAGACCGACGAAGGTAAAGCTCTAATCACTAAATCCTACAAAGGGGAATAATCATGGCTGTTATGCAATCACGCGACAACCGCACTTTCGTTGCAGGGGAAGACCTCTCCGCAGCACAATTTAAATTCGTAACGCTTGAGTCGGACGGTCAAGTAGACCTTGCTGACTCCGCTGGTGAGAACGCTATCGGCGTCTGCATCGTAGGCGCAGGCTCAGGTAAAGCAGTTACAGTAACTGTTGGTGGCTCTGTCATGGTAGAAGCTGGTGGCTCAATCAACGCTGGCGCTCAAATTCAATGTGGTGCTGATGCTACTGCACTGACCGCTGCCGCTGGCGATGTTGTCATGGGTTACGCCCGTGAAGCTGCCGTAGACGGACAGATCATCGAAATGGAACTGATCCAGGGCGGCAACGTAGTCCCAGCCTAACCCAGCATTTAAAGGAATATCATAATGCCACTATTGACACCATCATCGGTCCATCTGGACCAACCCTTGACAAACCTCACTATTGCGTATGTTCAAGACCAATCTAACTTTATCGCGGATAGCGTATTTCCAACAGTTGGCGTAGAACGTCAGTCTGACAAATACTACATCTATGACCGCGCCAACATGAACCGTTCTGGCGATGTTAAAGTTCTTGCTCCACGCACAGAAGTTAACCGCATCGGACAGTCAGTCTCCAATGCTGCTTACTACGCTGAGGTGCGCGGTTTGGCAATGGACTTCGACCAACAGACTTTGGCAAACGAAGATGCAGCTTTGGACATCCGTTCAGCTGGCGCACAGACATTGACAACTCGTTTGTTGATTGACCGTGAAGAGCAGTTTGCTGACACCTTCTTCAAGACTGGCGTATGGGGTACTGAATCTACTCCTGGCAACTTGTGGTCAGACTACACTAACTCTACACCTATCCAAGATGTGACAACCGCTCGTCGCACCATGCAACTCAAGTCTGGCGGTTTCAAGCCAAACACAATGGTTGTCGGTAAAGAAGTTCGTGACATCCTGATCAACCACCCTAAGATCCTGGCACGTTTGAATGGCGGTTCAACCGTATCAAACCCAGCTTTGATCACAGATGCTAAATTGGCAGAGATCTTTGAAGTAGAGAACTTCTACATCATGGAAGCTGTTAAGAACTCTTCTGTAGAAGGTGTAGCAGAATCTAACGCCTTTATCGGTGGTA